TCGTGCGCGCGGCCAATGCGCCTTTCGACTCGAACGCGATCGACATCAATGCGAGCAACGGCATGCAGCGCTTGCCGGTCTATTCGTCGAGCGCGTTGCAGCTTGACACGCTGTTCAATCCGATATTGCGGCCCGGTGTCGCGTGCAATATCCAGACGCAGCAGTTCGATTTCGTCAACCGCACGCTCTGGGTAGCCTCCGTCCTGTCGCACCAGATCGAGCCGAACCTGCCTGGCGGCCAATGGACGACGAGTCTGGCCTGCAATTCCTACGGATCGAGAGGGAACAATCAATCATGAGCACACTGCAGCAATTCGCGTTCAAGCTGGCGCACCCCGTTATGTACGCGACGACGATCATCGTGCAGGCTGTCGATTACAACGCCGCGCTGCCGTTCGCGCAGCAGCACGTGGATGGCACACAGTGGTCGATCGCGCAGGCGAAAAACATGCAGACTGGCGAGATTGTCACGAATGGGTAATCTTTACAACTCGCCGTTTGAAGCGCAGTTCGACCCGGATCGCGCGCAGTTGTTCATTATCACCAAACTCCTGCTCGGCGTGCATACGTGCCAGCTCGTGCAGGTGCAGGCCGTCAATCCCGTCTCGGGCAAGGTCGGCTTTCTGACCGTGCAGCCGTTGATTCTCGAGACGGACACAAACCGCCTCGTGCTCTCGCAGTCGCCGATCTATAACGTGCCGTATATGCGCTATCAGGGCGGGTCGAGCGCGGTGATTCTCGATCCGGTCAAGGATGATATCGGGCTCGCGATCTTCGCCGAGAACGACATCACGAACATCAAGCAGACGCTCGCCGCGGGGCCGGCTGCGACTGACCGTTCGCATAGCACCGCTGACGCGCTGTACATCGGCGGCGTGCTCAACCCGGACGCGACGCAGTATGTGCAATTCCAGCCGGGCGGCGCGGGCATCAACATCGTTTCGCCGGGCGCAATCTCGTTGCAGGCTGGATCTAGCGTGACGCTTACTGCCGGCACGACCGCGCATATCACCGCGCCCGGCGGTCTGACGATCGACGCGAATGTCACGCTCAACGGCACCATGTCAGGCACGCATACGGGCGCAGGCGCCTATCAGTTCGCCGGCACGATCGTCGCTCCCGAGGCGGTAATCAACGGTGTGACGCAGAGCACGCACAAACATGGTGGTGTTCAGACGGGTGGCGGCGTATCGGCCGGTCCGCAGAACTAGCAATTGAGCTTAACTATCGCTACACGCGCCCGATAATGCTATTATCGGGCGCATGAGCGCAACCAATGTCCCGCTTCCCACATTTACCCCAACTGGCCTGCAAACGTACAACGAGCAGGCCATTCTCGCTGGCGTTCAAGCGGATTGGGTGTCGGCATTCGCGCTCACCGGCAAGACGCTCAACACCGAACTGACGACGCCACAAGGGCAGCTCCAGCAGTCGCAGTCCTACATGGTCGCCGCGTTCCAGGCTGCGCTCGCGCAGCTGATCGCGAACGTGGACCCGATGACGTCGAGTGGCGTGTATCAGGACGCGCTTGGGCGAATCTACTTCCTCACGCGGCAGGCCGCGACTTACGCGACCGTGCAGGCGACCGTCACAGGTACGGTCGGCTCGACGCTCCCCGCAGGCTCGCAGGCGAAGTCCTCGGACGGTACGATCTGGGCATCGACACAGGATGTCGTCTACGGCGCGGGCGGCACGGCGTCGGTGACGTTCCAAGCGACCGTTGCAGGCAGCGTGCCGGCCGCGGGCGTCGATGATCTGCGCATCTATCAGCAGGTTCCGAATTGGGTTGCTGTCGCGAACAGCGCGCCGTCATCGCCCGGCACCGACACGGAAAACCGTGTCGAGTTCGAGACGCGCCGTGCTGCGTCCGTGCAGATCGGCGGCGTCGGACAGGCGGCGAACGTGCGCGCCGCCATCGCGAACGTCACGGGCGTCACTGACCTGTTCGTCTACAACAACGGCGGCGACACGGCGATCAACTACGGCACGACGACCTACCCGATACCGGCGCATTCGATCGCTATCAGCGTGACGGGTGGATCGAACGCCGACATTGCCGCCGCAACCAATTCGAAGCTCGATTGCGGCTGCGGTATGTCCACCACTGGCGGCCTCGGAACGCTCGTCACGGTGAATGTGCAGGACACAATGAACTACGTCGCGCCGTATCCGACGTATCCAATCCGTTTCATTCGCCCGGCGAATACCAGCGTCTACATCACGGTCAACGTCGCGAACCTTTCGACGCTGCCGGCGGACTATGTATCGCAGGTGCAAGCGGCAGTCGCTTCGACATTCGCGAGCGGCTTCACGTCTGAGGACGGAACGATCGTCGTGCCGCGCGCGCGGATCGGCGGCCAGATTATCGCTGCGGAGTTTGCTGCGCCGATCCTCGCGCTTGGCAACATCACGCCCGTCACCTTCTTTATCGGCACGAGCCCGGCACCCGCAAGCGGCGCGTCACTCACGATGGGCATAGACCAGCAGCCGGTTTGCCCAGCGCTTAATGTAACTGTCAACGCAATTTCGGTGTAGCCGCCATGACGCAATATCTCGGCCGCACTGTGATGAAACAATACTCAAACAGTGCGACGCTGCTCGCGCTGCTGGACGACTTCGACCAGTGGGTCGATCTGACGCAGTTCACGGCCGATTTCCTCGCGTACGTGTGGGACATCTCGACCGCGCAGGGATTCGGGCTCGACATCTGGGGCCGCATTCTCGGGCAGTCGCGCTACTTGCAGATCGAGCAGACGCCCGGCGACAACTTCGGGTTCAACATCAATTCGACGCCCGGCACGCAGTGGCAGCCGTGGTCGCAAGCGCCGTTCTACGGCGGCGCGGCGGCCGGTACGGTGTCGTTCCCGTTGCAGGACCAGTACTATCGGCAACTGCTGCTCGTGAAGGCCGCCGCAAACATTGCGACGTGTGACTGCCCGTCGATCAATGCGCTGATGCGCGCGATGTTCGGCAATCGCGGGCGTTGCTATGTTGGCTATGACATCGCGAATCCGATGCATATAGGCTATCACTTTGAGTTCTTCCCGACGCCGGTCGAGAAGTCGATCATCGAGTCGGGTCTGTTTCCGCAGCCGGCGGGCACAACTGCCGAGTACATTTACGAAGTGATCAGCTACTCGCCATTCGGTTTTGCCGGTATGAACACAGGCGCCGACCCGCAGTACGTGACCGGCTGGAGCCAGGGGCCGTTCTACTCACCGGGCGCACCGTCTGGCACGATGCTGGACAATATCGGCGGCACGTTCGTTCTCGATCAATCGCAATTGGGGTAACCATGAAACGCATACTTTTGTCAATCTTGCTGTTTGCGTGCGCGATTGGCGCAGCGCAGGCGCAATTCTCACCGAACACAGTTCTCACTGCGACGGCGCTGAATAATGCGCTCGCGGCGCCGGCGATCACTGGCGGCTCGATCAATGGCTCAACGTCAATCACGACGAACGGCACTGTCACGCTGACCGGCACGGGAAACCTCGGATCGTTCACGAGCGCCGCGACACAGGCTTATCTGGACAACTCGACACTGGTCGCGACAACGGCGTTCGTGAAACGTTCGCTGCTCGCCGCGACGGCAACGCTTCCAATGACGATCACGGGCGGCACGTACAACTTTGCGTCGGCGGGCACCGGCGCGATATTCGGTGTGACGACTAGCAGCGGGGCGATTGCAAGCATCGCCTCGATCGTCGCCGGCGGTACCGGCTATCAGGTTGGTGATGTACTGACCATGATCGGCGGCAACGGCGACGGGCTCGTGTATGTGAGTGCTGTCTCGAGCGGCGCGGTGCAGACCGCTAGCGTGTTCTATGGCGGCACCGGCTACAGTGGCACGCCGCAGCTCTCAGGGCAGGCATTGCCGCCGGGCTCGCGCACGGGTGCGCTGACGGGCACGCTGACGAGTAACGCGCTGATCATCATTCCGGGCGGTACGCTGCTCGCTGGCGCGCGCCGCATCGGTTTCCAGAACAACACGACCGGCAACTTCACGGTACAAGTGAAGCTCACGAACGGTTCAGGCGGTTCGACTGGCACTGGTGTTTTCTTGCCGCAAGGTGTCGCGAATAACACATCGATGACGCTCTACACGAACGGCACAACTGACGTCTGGAATGAGACCTCCGGCACTATGCCGAACTACACGGCCGCAGGCGCCACGATCGGCAACGGGCATGGCGTTCAAGGCACGGCTACGATGTCGGGAGGCACTGTGACGATCACGCTCACAAACGGGGCGGTATTCACATCTGCATCAAGCTACATCTGTCTCGCCGTTGATACGGCAAACAACAGCGCGGTCCAGGTGACGCAAGCGTCGGGGTCGTCTTTCACGATCACGGGCACTGGCACGCACACTGTGAACTATCGCTGCACGGGTAACTGATATACTTCGCCTATCAAAATGGTGAGTTCGATATGACCGCACAAACATCCATTCCGCTCAAGTGGTACGTGCCGTTCGCGAACGGAGATTCGTCGCGAGTCGAGTTGCCCGTTACTACGTCCGATCCTACGCGCGCCTCACAAACGCTCGGCTTTCCGCCGCTGACGATGCAACCGCCAGAATCGGGCGGTGTGCCCCCGCAAGGTGAAGACTTCAATGGCGGTATGAATCAGGTCGCGCGGATCGCCTGGTGGATTCTGAACGGCGGAGGCTGGCCGTATGATGCGACATTCGCCGCGAACTCGAACATCAATGGCTATCCGAATGGAGCGACGCTTCAGGCTGCCGACTTCCGCGGCGACTGGATCAGCACCGCGGACAACAACCAGAACAATCCGGACACTGGTAGTGGCACGGCGTGGGTGCCGGGATTCCAGTACGGCACGACTGCACTTTCCGGCCTGACGGGCAGCACGGTCACGCCGACGCCCGCACAGGCCGCCAAAAACGGTATTACGCTCGCGGGCACTCTTACGTCTGCGCTGACGATCGTTCTGCCGAACTGGATCAAAAACTGGACTATCACGAACAACACTACCGGCGCATATGTGACGATCGTCAAGACTGCGGCAGGTTCCGGCGTAACGATTCCACAGACTGGCCAGCCGACGCGCGTCGGCGGCGACGGTACGAACATCACGCAAGCGCCTGAGAATATCGCGGCAGCGACGCAACCGACCAATCCTTTGCAGGCCGGACAAGCGCTAGGATTATTTCTTGGTGTACAAGTATTCACCGCAAGTAGCACTTATACGCCCGGAACCTATACGGTCGGGGGACGTTCCGTGACGGCAACGAAAGCCCTCGTACGTGCTGTCGGCGCAGGCGGCGCAGGCGGCGGATCGGCGGCGGTGGGTGCGTCTACCGTATCTTTGGGGGTTGGCGGTGGTTCTGGTGCCTATGGGGAATTGCTGATCACTTCCGGATTGTCTTCACAAACTGTGACGATCGGAGCAGGTGGTACTGGCGTATCCGGCGGAGTCTCGGGTAACGCGGGTGGCAGCACTTCGTTTGGCGCATTGATGGTGTGTGGTGGTGGTGTTGGCGGCGTTTCGTCTGGTGCGGCGGCAAGTGCACCTATCGCAACGACCCCTGGCGCGCCTAGTGTGCCTCGCGTGACTGGTACGGGAAACATTCTGATTAATGGCGCGGGCGCGCTCGGAGGCGTCGGATTTGCCATATCGAACACATCTGCGTTCATTTCGGGCCAAGGGGCGAGCACTTCGTGGGGAGAAGGTGGCCAGTCTTCTGTGTCAGCCGGCATCAATGCAATTGGTTACGGAGGCGGCGGCGGCGGCGCGCTGTCCGCGTTGGGCGGGGCTGCTGCTGCGGGCGGTAAGGGCGGAGATGGATTGATGCTTGTGTACGAATACGCATAAAAAGGGCACCCGCATGCAAGTAGACTCCGACAAGTGGTTCGAGAGCCTTTCGCAGGTCGCGCTGGCGTTTTTTGGCGGCCTGATCGGGGCACTGATGCGCAAGGAAGCATCAAGCTGGCAAACCGCTATGCTCGGCGCGGTCGGCGCGGGATTTGTCGGATTGCTCGTCGCGAGGCTCTGCCACGCTGGCGGCATTTCAGATGACCTGACGTTCGTGTTCGTCGGCGTGTCAGGTTGGCTCGGCGCGCAGCGCACGATCGACTATCTGGAGCGGTTGATCGAGTCCAAGTTAGGACTGCCGATTGAGCCGGAAAAGTCTGAGGAAACAAAGAGTTA